TTATACAGCTGGAGGAATAACTATATCTTCTACATCTGGAGGATCTATTCATGCTCAAGAATTTTATATAGACACAAACGGTAATGCTAACTTCAAAGGAAGCATAACTGGAGCAACTGGAGACTTTGCCGGTAACCTAAACGGTGCTTCTATCACTGGGGGAACAATAGCTATAGGGGCTACATACATAAGTGATCCTAGATTCTTCAGGGCAGATACAAACGGTATATCATTAGGAGGTACCACTACTAGTAATGGAGAATTTAAAGTTAACACACAGGGGTATCTATCCGCTGTTTCTGGTGTTATTGGAAACTGGATTATAGGAACTGGAGGAGTTTTAAGAGATAGTGCTAACCGAATATTCCTAGAACCTGCATCAAAGAAGATCCGAATATCAGACGGATCAGCAGATAGAATTGAAATATCTGGAGCAGATCTACCAGCAATATCACCTACTAAAAGTGTAGATTTAAGTTTAGCCGCTACTACTAAGATACACCGTTCTAAAAGAGATAACGATAGTGACGGTTACAACGCTAGTAGTGATACCGGATTCAATGAGAGCGATCTAAACCCTATGGCTGCAAATTACACTTTTGGAAAAACTCTTACTAGAGCAACAGTGTATACTAGTGGTTTTTCACATACGGGAGGAGACTTACCGGTAATCATACCAATAGGTGAAAATATTTCAATGGGTTCATTTAGCCTTCAAGCTGATAATACCTCAGGCGACCAATCGTCAGCACATAATCCTTACGCTAAATTTATACAGACATCATTAACGTATACACATTCACTAGTTTACATGTTAGAGAAGGAAACTGCTGGACAGCACGGACAATCATCCGCATTCCAATCTGTGAGTTCACCAAACACAGTTACTTTAGGTGAAAATTCAGAATTCTCTGGATCTTATAGAGCAGTGGCTATTAGAAAAAGTGAATTGCAAGGGCAAGGAGGATTTGCAAATCCTATCTACAGTAAAACTACAGATATAAAGACTCACCCTACTCACGGTAACGGGTTTAGTCAACAGACTATTAATAGAACATACACAAATCAAGGAGCAGGAACCTATAGACTTAAAATGATACAGTCAACAACCTACTCAGTAAACACAAGATTAACAGGTACTCTGAATACAGGTGTTTCCACGCAGAACTCTCGTGCACTTACTTGGACATTAGGTTTCTCAGCATACTCTGCATTAGGTACACCGGTTACTATCGGTACATTTACAGCTTTGGTTAAAATGGGATTAAACGGAGTCCAGATAAGTGGGGCAGACGGCTCAGTAGTTTTAGGAGAAATAGCACAAAGCGGAGTAGCAAATATATTTGGTAATGCTTTAGTTACGGGTACATTAACAGCAAATACATCTAACCTTTCTGATGAAAGATTAAAAGATAATATAGAAGATATAGATAATCCATTAGCATTAATAGGTAACTTAACCCCTAAATCTTTTAGATGGAAACATAATGTTAACCCTGATGAATCAAGAACAGATTCATATGGATTTATTGCACAGCAAATGACAGGTAGTTTTAGTCACCTGGTAAATGTACAACCTAAAATCGGACATATTGAAGATGTATTAACTGTTGACCAGATGCCAATTGTAGCTTTAAACACAGCTGGGATACAGCAACTTATAGCAAAAATTACTTCTTTAGAGACTAAAGTAGCAGAATTAGAAACAGCAGTAAGCGGATCAGAATAAACAGAATCATATGAAAATACTACAAACATTAGCAACAGATAACTTTGATGATAGTTTAAACGCTATTAAGAACACTCAGACGTTACTATATCATTTCATGAGTATCGAGTCTATTAGAAAAACATATGGTCCAGACCAAGAAATAATTCTAGTTACAGATACTAAAGGTAAAGAGTTAATAGAGAAATATAACTTCCCTTACAGCAGTATTACTACAGCTTTAGATGATTACCCTTTTAGTCGTCCATTATCTTTATGCGGGTATAAAGGATACACCCTATCGCTATACCCCGATGACGACGTAATACATGTTGATAATGATGTGTTCATTAAAAAACGTTTCCCTACATTTACCGATACCTTAGTTCAGAGTCACGAAGGTAACCTCCTTAATTATACAGAATCAGAAAACTGTTCCTGGAACGTTGCATTTAAAGATATTTTAACAATAAGCCTACCTGAGATACTTACAGGTAGAATGAATAGTATATACAACCCCGGAGTAATAGGATTTAAAGCAAACAGCGTAGTTAGAGCAGAATACATATCCACGCACAATACATACTTAAATACAAATACATTACTTCTAAAAGCATTATCCGCTGAAGTATTAAAATCATCACCAGTAACATTAGGTAGAGCTTATATCAGTACCGTGTTAGAAGAAGCAGTACTTTATAACCTATGTCAAGATAATAGTATAACTCCTACTTTTGTTTTAAATTCATCTGTAGTTGGAGTTCCTCCTGTATATGACACCTCTAGACCCGATCTCCTCGGAGAGTTTTACGGAACACTACTTAATCAGATGAATAACTTTCACATAGAAACAGGCTACCTACACCCCTTCCATTTAAAAAATGATAACAAATTTGAAATGCTCAGGTTCATAGGTGATTTAGATAGTGACTCTAACAGTACGTATATTCCATATGTAGCAGAGAACATCATACCCTTCATTACTAGAAGATATGGAGCAACACTATCTCCATCTAATGAAGAAATAAACTCATCAATTAGAGCAATAGTATTAATCTAGTTGCTTCTCTGCATTATTATTCTTAAATTAACAAAATGATGGTAACAGTTCCCAGTTGGACCTTTAAGGGTCATATAATTACAGAAATATCAGACATGCCTGAAGGCACCTATGGATTTATATACGAGACTCTTCATAAACCCTCAGGTAAAAAGTACCTAGGTAAAAAAGTACTTTACTTCGAACGTAATAAGAGGTTAGGAGTAAGAGCTTTAGCAGCTTTAAAAGAAGAGAGAAAATCAAAAGGTATTGGAGGTAGAACCCCACTAAAACAGAAAGTAATAACCGAATCTGATTGGATGGATTACTATGGTTCCCATAAGGATATTTTAAAACTAGTTAAAGAAAGCTCGCCTCTTGATTTTGAACGTAAGATTCTACATTACGTTTCGAGTAAAAAGCTCTTAACATATTTTGAATGTAAATACCTATTTATAAACGAGGTCCTTGAGAATAGAGACAACTACATTAATGACAATGTACTTGGTAAATTCTACAGAAAAGATTTCGATATAAAGTAACACCATGATAAGACTCCAAGAAATAATAGGCACACCTTCACTAGAATACCATTTAGATAATGGACTCTCTTTACATGAGAATGTCTACCGTTACTCTAGCGATAGCTTTATACAATTATTTAGCGAAGCTAGAACAGCACATAGAGACGGTAAAATCAAACTTAACGAAGAGGACTTAAATCTCATTGAATCCACAGATATAGGTCAATATGGAAAATACGAAGGTAAAAAAGTACCTTTAGATCTACCAATGTTGAAAGAAGCAGAATACCAAGGTAAAGATGTAGCATTAAATAAACCAAAACGAGGTGGATCTAAAAAGTTCTACGTGTATGTTAAAAACAAAAAAGGGAACATAGTTAAAGTATCATTTGGAGGTACTACAGGACTTAATGTTAAAATAGACGAACCAGGAGCAAGATCTTCCTTCGCTGCGAGACATAAATGCGCTACTAAGAAAGATAAATCAAAACCGGGATACTGGTCTTGTAATATCGGACGTTACTGGAAGTCATTAGGTGGATCAAAGAATTTTAGTGGGTACTGGTAGAAAATTTAAGATATGGGAGTAGTAAATTTACCGCAAACAAATATTACAGTCACCGCAATTAATAACCTATCTGCAGAAGCTAAGTTAAGAAATAGCTCGGGGTATAGCGGTAACGCAAGTATGTCGATAAACACATGCCAAGCTTCTGGAGTGCATACAAGAATGGCACAATCAAACGGTGTACCATTCAGAGGAACTAATACAAAACAAGGCTTTAGGATTAACCCCTCAAGCGCTTTAAAAAAACATAGATTCTTAAT